AAGGGAGCATGGGATGTTGAAAGAGCCGCTAACACCATCAGGGCCCGAAGAGACGTTGTCGCTTCAACCAGTAGAATGCAAGCTGGTGGAGGTAAGAACATGGGTTGGATGGGACAATACGCTAAGTCCTCGCCCTTTGGTGGATTGTTCGGATAATGGCAACAAAGACACCAGACCCGAACTTTTCCCGAGATCCTCTAGCTGAATACATAGTAAAGAGGTACGCCACCATGAAGGGCTCCCGAGTTAATTGGGAATCTTTATGGGAACAGATATCCAGATATATAGTCCCCAATAAGGACGACATATGGGATAACGCCACTCCAGGAGAGGATAAAACTGAACACCTCTACGACTCATCCGCCAAGAGGTATTGTAACGAACTCTCCAATGCCCTACACTCAATGCTCACCAACCCAACCACTAGATGGTTTGAACTATCCACTGGGATTAGGGATATAGATACATTATCCAGTGTTAGGAAATGGAATCAAGAAATAGTATCCATAATGTTGCGAGTATTAGGAAACTCAAACTTTCAAGAAGAAATCCTAGAAGTATATCAGGACTTAGGATCATTTGGGACTGCTCCTTTCAGGATTGAAGAGGACCCGATAGACGTTATCAGGTGCCAGGCTCGACCCATTTATAAATGTTATATTGATGAAAATGCAAGAGGCAAGATAGATTTTATTATCAGAAAATATAAGTTCTCTGTGAGAGCTATAGTACAGCAATTCGGAGGGGAAGTATTAAATAGGGAGATGGCGGATAAGCTTAAGAACGATCCTTCATTTGAATATGAAATACTTCATGCCGTAGGTCCGATAGAGGATCTAGCGGTTGCTGAGATACTGCCAAAGGGTTTAAAGCACCCTTATTTTTCCGCCCATGTTTTAACAAATTTTCCTAGACTATTAAATGACCCCAGGAAGGGGTTCCATGAGTTTCCGTATGCGGTACCTCGTTGGTCTAAATTGGCAGGGGAGATTTATGGCCGGAGTCCAGGGATGGACGTGTTGCCGGATATCCGTACTATTAATGCCATGAAAAAGGTGATCTTGCAAGGGGCCCAGTTAGCAATAGCTCCACCCTTGCAGATCGCTGATAACTCTATGTTACGACCACTCAAATTTAAGCCGTTTGGCATAAATTACAGAAGGCCTGGTTCGGATAAGATAGAACCAATAGCCACTGGAGCCCGACCAGACTTGGGCTATGAGCTTCTGGATAAAATTGGACTGGCTATCCATGACGGCTATTACATCAATGCCTTAAAAACGGTCCAACAAGATCGTATGACCGCCACTGAAGTAATCCAAAGAAGGGATGAGCAGTTAAGGGCATTGGGTGGAATCCTGGGTAGACTTCAAAATGAATTATTATCCCCTGTTATAAACAGGGTGTTTGGTATTTGTTTCAGGGCTGGAATGTTTCCTCCTACCCCTAAAGAGATAGAGGCGGCAGGAGGGGCGGTGTTGATTAAATACACTTCCACCTTAGCCAGAGCCCAGATAACCGGAGAGCAGGAAGGCTTCCAAAGAGCCCTCTCGCAAGTGCTTCCTATCGTACAGAGTCAGCCCGATATCATGGATAACATAGATGGGGACGCTATCTTGAGACTATCCTTTGATGCCTTTGGGGTTGACGAGAGATATTTAAAATCAGAAGATGCTGTAGCAGAGATAAGGCAACAGAAAGCAGAGCAGATGGCTCAACAGCAAGATGCTCAGATGGCTGCGGAACAAACCCAAGCCGCTTCCAATATCGCTCCTCTGGTAACTGCCGTAAATAAAGGGCAACAGATGTGATGAATCACGAAGAAGACGACCAAATAACAACTATAAAGTTATTTAAGAAAGTTTTTGAAAATAAAGATGGAGAGGCAGTACTAGAACAATTGATGGGTAATTGCCATGTACTAGACGGAACCTTCTCCGAAGATCCTTACAAAATGTATTACAATGAAGGCCGGAGAAGCGTGATATTTGAAATACTGACTATGATAAATACCGATGTAATAAAATATCGAAAAATGCTTGAAAGTATGGCAAACCCCGAGGAATAATATGTCTGAAACAGCAACTGGAACAACGGATGGAAGTACTAATACTGATACTCATAATGCTCCTGGCGTGGGCGGTAGTGGTACTACTGAAGGAACACAATCCACTGGTTTACTGGGTAATACTGGTACTGTACACCCTAGTGCTCCTCCAAGTCCTGCTTCTGCACCACCGAAAAAAATCGACAACGTATTTGGAGGAGCAGATGTTCAATGGCCAGAAGGAACCCCAGATGAGATCAAAACCGAACTCTCCCTAAAACCCTATATCGGTCCTGATGGCAAAGTTAATGTAGGAAATGCCCTTAAATCTTTGGTCCACAGTCAAAAGACTATGGGTAAGGATAGGATAGTAATGCCTCACCAGGACTCTACCGAGTCTGAGTGGGTAGATTTCCATACCAAGGTCTTTGGATATGATACCGATTTCGATGCCTACACCCAAAAGATAGAATATGACCCAGAGAAGTCTCCACTAGAAGATGCCTTTGTGGAGAAATTGGTGAAACACGCCCATGAACAGAAATATCCTCCTGCCTTAGTACAAGATATGCTTACCCATATGTCTGAAGCAGTAGCTGAAAACATGAAAAATGAGGAGCAAGAGCTAGCCAGGAACAAGGATTTGGCTATAACCTCCCTACAAAAAGAATGGGGAGCGGCTTTTAAGCAAAGATTAGAGATGGCGAGGACGGTAATAGACAAATTTGCCCCTCCCGAGTTCATAGAATACTTAAATAACTCTCCCATCAAAAATGATGTAAACTTAACTAAGTTCTTATCTAACCTGGGGGCTACTATTTTCGGAGAAGATACATTTCAAGGGAAAGATAGCTCTGGAATGACCTATATGACTCCACACGAGGCTGAATTGGAGATAAATACCATATTCGGGGACCAAAAACACCCCTATCACGATAGGAATCATCCAAATCACCAAAAAGCCACTGAGTTTATGACTAAATTATTTGCAATGAGGGGTAGAATCACCCCTGAACCAAAGGAATAAGCATGAAATTGATATTGGTTTCTTTATTATTGGTTTTATCTTGTGGACAGCCTGGAAGTCAGACTCAAAGTCAGAGTCAAACTCCAGATGGACCCACTGTAGTGGTTAATCGGGGGTATCCCAATCGACATCCTGGACCCTCCAGAGGACATTCCCGTCCAAGAGGCGGAGGACACGGCTCCCCAGGACACGGAGGAGGCGGACATGGTGGTCATCATCTTATGGGGGCTGTGGACGACAGCGTGTGTGCTGCTTTTGACGGGCAAGCCTACTACGACTGTGTAGAAGGTTTCCGTAAATAATATTTGACAGTAAACTTTGCCGTTGTATAATTTGAATAAATACGGATAGGACAATCTTAACCGATCCACAAAAATATTCGTATTAGAGTGATCCACGCTGTGGACAATCTCTCGAAGAACAATAAGTAAAAACTAATTGCAATAAGAGAGGTTAATATGTCATTTCAAGTAACAACAGCGATGGTCGACCAGTTCTCGGCCAACGTATATTTCCTAGCACAACAAAAGATGTCTCGTTTACGACCGTATATGAGACAAGAAATGCAACACGCTGAGACCGCCTATTACGAAAGAATTGGAGTAAGAGATCCAAGGCGTAAAGAAGGTCGGCATTCAGACGTGCTTTATGTAGATACCCCACACTCTAGACGAGCCAATACAATGTCAGACTTCTATGACGCTGATATGGTGGATCAAGAGGACAAACTCCGAGTCATTATGAACCTAGAAAGTTCATATGCCCAAGCTATGGGTATGGGCTTCGGTAGACAAATAGACAGGGAAATCATAGCAGCCGCCTTAGGTAGTGCCAGAGGTGGTAAGAAAGGGGATGTAATAATTCCTCTTCCCAATACCCAAAAAATAGCTTCTGTTGCTTCAACAGCCGCATTGGATACTGCTGGAACAGGGAATGCCCTGACACTTAAAGGGCTTCGTAAAGTGAAGCTAAAAATGAAACAAGCAGAAGCGGTAGACGATTATCAGCCGATAATCTATGTCTGTACTGCAAAACAGATAGACGACTTGTTAGCTACTACTGAGGTTACTAGTGCTGATTACAATACCGTTAAAGCCTTAGTACAAGGGGAAGTTGATACCTTCATGGGCTTTAAGTTTGTAAGAACAGAACTACTTCCTTTTGAAGCCGCAGCAGTTGTCTATAACAAGGATACTGGGGTAGTAACTGGAACCACCGCTACAGGTGCAGACGGTACCATACCAGCAGGAGCAGGAAGAAGGACTTTTGCGTTTACCGCAAATGAAGCAATCATATGTGCCCTTCCAAGATTATTTAACGGGAAAATAACCGAAATTCCTACTAAACATTATGCCTATCAAGTCTATGGTGCTTGCACTGTAGGTTGTACTAGAATGGATGAAGTGAAAGTAGTAGAATTAATTTGTAAGGAGACATAAAGATGGCCAATAAATATGGTGAAAACTACGCAGCAGTATATCAGTCCTATCCAACACAGATGGCTAAAAAAGGCGAAATCGCTGGAAAAGTCCATTGTATGATAGACAGATATACTATGGGAACAGAGTCGATAGGTGATGTAATTTTTGTTGGAGGGAAACTTCCACCAAATTGTACCATTTTATCCGCCTCCATGAAAACTTCAGCCCCTATTGGGACAGGAGTAACCTTGGCACTAAGGCTTGCAGCCACCAGGTTAGAAGCCACTTCAGAGGCAAGTCCTGGAGCACTTATAGCGGAAGGGACTACTTCAGATCTTCTTCCTGCTAAAGCTTGGGATGCGGCTGGAACTAACTTCAATTCAACCGGAATATTGGCAGTAGGGGTAGCATCTCCTATGATAATGAAAAGGTTGGGGAAGCCTGATAACGATACAGGAACAGACATTAAAGTTATTACGGCAGGAGGAGCTAATGCTACTGTTGCCGTTCTAGAAGTCTGTATACTGTATGTGTCAGACTAAAAGTTAGAGGGGGTATGTTCCCTCTTTAGGAGGGTAATGTGCTTGGACTTTCTTCTATACAGATCATTAATTCCGCTCTAGTCCGATTAGGGGTAGAGCGGATTTCATCTATTGACGATGAGGCTAAACGTGCCAAAATAATGAAAACCATGTACGATGTTTGCAGGAGAAGAGTCCTGGAAGATCATCAATGGGGTTTCTCTTTAAAGCGAGTGGCTCTTTCAGAAGTGTTACCGCCACCTTTGTTCGGCTATGGCCATTACTTTCAACTACCCATCGACTATCTCCGATTAGTGGAGATATATGAGCTTCAAGGAAATATCCCTAATTATATTTACCCGACTTATGGCGAGAAGAAGTTATATGAAATAGAGGGCGATAAGATTGCTACAGATATGGGTGTTGTCAGTATTAACTATGTCTATGATTGCATTGATACGACACTATTTAGCCCGTATTTTACGAAAGCTTTTTATCTGGAACTGGCGGCAGAATGCTGTTTCTCCATTCTACAAAGTATAAGTATTCTAGGGGACATCAGGAAAGAAAAAGAAGAAGTATTAGCTGTGGCCAGAAGTATCGAAGCTTCTCAAGACAGCAGCGATATCTCGGTAGACCCAAATGACTTCGTATTCGTCAGAGGGTCCCGATGAGATACTTTCAGGCTCAGAACAACTTCGGATCAGGGTTTCTTGGAAGGGAAGCGGACTCCAGGACAGAGATAGAACAATTTAAAAACGGTCTGGAGGAAATGACTAATTTCCACTCCAAGAGAACGGGTGGAGCCCAGACCAGA